TATAAAAGATGCAAAATCTGCTGATGGTGAAAACATCTTTTATGCTAATTATCTCAATCAAATTTCAGAATATGCTTGGTTTGCAGACCACCCAATTTTTAATGTTCCACAACCAGACGGGTCAGGGACTCAAGGTCTTGACACTGGTGGTGGTGCTACAGTAGTTGTTCCAGCAGGCGCTGGAACAGGAACTATGCATGGATGGGGATTAACTTCGTCTGCTGCGATTGCACAAGCAATTACAGGTGGTGGCCCAGGAACTCAAAACGCTTTCATTCAATCAACTGCTCCTGTCTCTACAAGTTTTCAAGGTGGAACAGATGGTGCCGACCCAGCTGCAGCGGATGTAATTCGTGCATATGATAAAATGAAATCAGCAGAAGATGTTGATGTGTCTTTAATTACTACTGCTAATCACAATTCAACAGTTGTAAGACATGTAATTCAGAATGTCGCAGAATATCGCAAAGACTGTGTTGTTTTCTTTTCACCAGAAAAAGCAGATGTTGTTAATGTAACTGATTCTTCAACTGCAACTGATTATGTAGTTGATTATCGTGATACTGTAAACATGAATTCTTCTTATGCAGTTATGGATTCTGGTTGGAAGTATCAATATGACAAACATAACGATAAATTTCGTTATGTTCCATTAAATGGTGATATTGCTGGTCTTTGTGCAAGAACAGATGCAGATAGAGATCCTTTCTTTTCGCCAGGTGGTTTTACACGGGGTCAAATTAAAGGTGTTGTCAAACTTCCATTTAATCCAAAATTAGCGGAAAGAGATAAACTTTATTCCGCACAAATAAATCCAGTTGTTGCGTTCCCAGGCGAAGGTACAGTTCTTTATGGTGATAAAACACAACTGACAAAACCATCTGCATTTGACCGTATCAATGTAAGACGGTTGTTTATTCTTCTTGAAAAAGCGATTGCAAACGCTGCAAGATTTCAGTTGTTTGAATTCAATGATGAATTTACACGTTCTCAGTTTGTTTCAATGGTTGAACCTTTCTTGCGTGATATTCAAGGAAGAGGTGGAATCACTGATTTCCGTGTTATTTGCGATTCTTCAAATAATACAGCACAAGTTGTTGATTCGAATCAATTTAGAGGAGACATTTTTATTAAACCATCAAGAGCTATCAACTTCATACAGTTGAATTTTGTCGCCGTTCGTTCTGGTGTTGAATTTTCTGAGGTTGTAGGTGCTGTTTGATATAAATAATTAAAACGATAATATTCGGAGAAATCAAATGGCATTTAGTCTATCAACATTTCAAAGTGCGCTCGCTTCGGGGGGCGCCCGTCCAAGTTTATTTGATTTGACGGTATCTGATACTCCCGATGGAGTAACTACTGGAAATTTTGACAATATGAAATATCTTTGTAGAGTGTCGGCTCTTCCACCTTTGACTATATCACCAATTGAAAGACAGTATTTTGGAAGAACAGTTAAAATTCCAGGCGATATGACTTTTGGAGATTTGTCTACAACAATCATTCAAACTGAAGGTGGACATGAACGTGCTGAATTGGAAACATGGATGCAAGAAATAAATCATACTGGAACTAATATAATGAATACTAAACATGTTACATCTAATGGTTTTGCTGGAACTGTGAAACTCAATCAATATGGTAAAGAAGGAATTGGTAAAATTCTTCAAACAATTGAATTCGTTGATTGTTGGCCAAGTGCAATCGCAGAAATTGCATTGAGTTACGATACAGCAAGTGATATTGAAGAGTTTGATGTTACTTGGACATATAACTATTATACTTTCGCATAGGGGAAAACAATGGCGTTTGGAGTAACAGAATTTAAAAGCAACCTTTTCGGACAATCTGTCGGTGGAGGTGCAAGACCATCATTATTCAAAATAGGTATTACAGATTCTTCTGGTACTTATTCTCTTACATCAACAGAGAATATCCTTGTCAAAGCGGGAGCGATTCCTGCTGCAAATATTGCTCCTCTTGCTATGAATTATGCAGGGAGAGCATATAAAATGTCGGGGTTTAGAACTTATGATAACTGGACTACAACAATTTTAAATGATGAAGATTTTTCAATTCGTAATAAAATTATGAATTGGATGCAGCGTCTTGCTGGTGAATTTGATGGAAATCGCATGGGTTCTTTTGGAATGACAAACACACCAGGCGAAGGAACAATTACTCAGGTTGGTGTAGATGGTGAAGATAAACAATCATACAAATTTTATAATATGTGGCCAACTGAATTGGGTGAAATTGCACTTGATTGGTCAAATGATGCTGTGGAAGAATATCCCGTAACTTGGGCATATGATTTTTGGAGTCATGGAGCTTCGCAAGAAGAAAATGTTTCTACAATTGCTTACACATAATTGGATTTATAATGAATGGCATTCTCAGTAACGGAGTTCAAAACAGGTCTTAAACAAGGAGGGGCTCGTCCCTCTTTGTTCAAGGTTGAACTCCTATATCCTACTGGTGTAACCTCACCACCTACCCGTTCAGAATTTCTTATCAAAGGGACAACAATTCCGGCCTCTAATATTGGCACTCATGAAGTATTTTTTCATGGGAAGCCAATAAAAGTTGCAGGGGATAGAACCTATGATACATGGGAAACAACCATAATTAATGATGAAGATTTTGGAATTAGAATTGCTCTTGAACAGTGGATGAATTTAGTGTCAAATCATAAACTAAATACTAGAGATACACAAATGAGTTCTAATTTGAAAGAAGGTGATAATGCAGATTATAAAAAGGATATATCAGTAGTTCAACATGGTAAAGATGGTAAAGCGATTAAGACATATAAGTTTGTAGGGGCATTTCCTACCGCATTATCTACTATTAATTTAGATTGGGGCACACAAGATATTGAAGAATATACTTGTACTTGGACTTATGATTATTGGGAATCAACAACTTAGGAGATTAAATTATGGCATTTGAAATATTCGGTTTCAAAATTGAAAGAAAAAGTCAAGAAAAACCAGGCGCAAATGTTCCTGCATTTACTCTTCCAGAGAATGATGATGGTTCTCAGATGGTATCTGGAGCAGGTGCATATGGTTCTTATCTTGACATTGAAGGGCAATATAAGAATGAAGTTGACCTTGTTTACAAATATCGTGAAATGTCACAAACTTCTGATTGTGAAATAGCAGTTGATAATATTGTAAATGAAGCGATAGTAGTTGATGAACCAAACCCACCAGTACAAATAAATCTTGACCAAACAGATTTAACAGAAGGAATTAAGAAAAAAGTTCGAACAGAATTTACTTCTATATTAGACCTTCTCAATTTTAATAATTATGGCCATGAAATATTCCGAAGATGGTATGTTGAAGGAAAATTATATTATCACATCATGATAGACGAAAGTGATCCTAAACGTGGAATAGTAGAACTCCGAAGTTTGGATGCTACTAAAATTAAAAAAATGAAACAAGTGAAACAGGAAAAAACTGCCGACCCCAGAACAGCAAAAATAGAGATAGTTCCTCATTATCAATATAATGAAGCGGGATTGGATAAGCGGTCTTCTTCTGGAATAATGATTTCTGGTGATAGTATTGCATATACTACTTCTGGGTTATTGAATCCACAAAAAAATATGGTAATGTCTTATCTCCATAAAGCGATAAAACCACTGAATCAGTTACGGATGGTGGAAGATGCAATCGTTATTTACAGAATTTCACGAGCACCAGAACGAAGAATTTTTTATATTGATGTAGGAAACTTACCAAAACTCAAGGCCGAACAATATATTCGTGATATCATGACACGTTACAAGAATCGATTGGTTTACGATTCGGATTCTGGTGAAGTTAAAGATGACCGTAGACATCAATCAATGTTGGAAGATTACTGGTTGCCACGAAGAGAAGGTGGTAGAGGAACAGAAATTACCACACTTCCCGGCGGAGAAAATCTTGGACAATTAGAGGATGTTGAATACTTTCAAAGAAAAATGTACAAAGCGATGCACGTTCCTGTATCTCGTTTGGAGGCCGACTCTGGTTTCTCTTTGGGGAGAGAAAGTGAAATTACTAGGGATGAATTGCTTTTTAGTAAATTTATTAAAAAATTACAAACAAGATTTTCTATATTGTTTGATGAAATAATAGAAAAACAGTTAATTTTGAAAAATATAATGACTGCTGCAGAATGGTCAAAGGTCAGAGATAAAATTCATTATTCATTTACTTCAGACCATTATTATACTGAATTCAAACAACAAGAAACTATGTCTCAACGAGTAGACCTTGCAAGAAATATGGAAGATTGGGTGGGACAGTATTATTCTAAAGAATGGTTTAGAAAAAATGTTCTTAGACAATCTGATGAAGATATTGAATTATTGGATTCTCAGATGGAAAAAGAGAAAGCTGAAGGTGAAATTGACAGCGGAGAAGAGGACGAAGATGAAATGTAATCTTCATTCTCAAAAGTTTATAAATATTAATAGATAATTTTTGGAGATATAAATGGCAGAACAACCAACACAAAAAGAATTTAAAACAGTAGATATTGTAGATTATGCAATGCAAGGAAATCCATTAAAAATAAATGATGCCTTTGGACATCTTATTTCAAATAAAGTAGTTGATTCTCTTGCGACTAGAAAACAAGAAGTTTCTACTAAAATATTTACAGATAAAGTAGAACCAGAAGCCGAAACAACGGAGGAGCAATGAAACTATTAGCAGCAAAGACTGCCACAACTGCTACAAATTTGGGATTGGGTAAAGCTACAGCGGTTGCAGTTTATGCATCAGCAATTACAGTCATAACCGTTATAGATTCTGATGGAACAGAAGGACAAACAGACGGAACTACTATAGGTTCTATTACTTTGCCTGCAGCTTCAGTTACGGTAATTCATAAAGATTCTGACCAATTTTTGTTAGCAGATGTGACAAATGGAACATATACCAAAATAGCTTCTTCTGGAACCTAATGAAAACATATAAAGAATTTCGGAAATCTATTGGGTTTCCTCTTAAAGAGAGAAAAGTAGAAGATAAAAGTAATATATCAAGAAATTTTCTTGAAGAGGATGTTATAGACCAATTGAGATTGATTGTGAAGAAGAAAAAAGAGATGGATATTAAATTCAAATCTGGTACAGAAGTTCCAATTGACCCCGAATCTGCAAAAAGTATACTTAAAACCTTTGACTCACTAAATAGCTCTAAACAGAAAAAAATGCGAGATAACATGAATAAAAATACAAAATCATTCATGACTATCATGGATTTCGCATTAGAAAACGTAATAAAGTAGGATGGAGACATGAAACTAATTTGCGAATTACAAGAATCAGTAGAGTATGAATTAATTGAAGAGGGTGATAAACCCAAACAGTACTTCATTGAAGGTATCTTCATGCAGTCGGAAAAGAAGAACAAAAACGGAAGGGTTTATCCTTTACCTGTTCTTGAAAAAGAAGTAAATCGATATGTAAAAGAGTATGTTGAACCAAAACGTGCTTTTGGGGAATTGGGACATCCAGACGGGCCGACTGTAAATCTTGACCGTGCATCACACATGATTACTTCCTTGGTAAAAGAAGGTAAGAATTTTGTTGGACGAGCAAAAGTTTTAGATACACCGAATGGAAAAATTGTAAAATGTTTGATAGATGAAGGTGCAAGGTTAGGTGTTTCTTCCAGAGGAATGGGAACATTAAAACCCGATAAAAAAGCGCAAGTAGTTCAAAATGATTTTTATCTTGCTACTGCTGCGGATATTGTCGCAGATCCTTCTGCTCCTAACGCTTTCGTTGAAGGTATTATGGAGGGTAAAGAATGGATTTGGAATAATGGGATATTACATGAACAAGATGTTGAAAGGGCTCGGAATAATATTCGAAATGCCTCTTCCAGAGAACTTGAGGAAGTAAAATTGAGTGAGTTCGAAAATTTATTGTCAAAACTATAATTTTATAAATATTAACAGTAACGAAATAATATAACGATTTAGGAGTTTCAATGGCTACTGAAGAAAATAAAAATCAAGAAGAAGTTCTGGAAGAATCTGAACAGGAGGAACTTGTTGAAGCTCCAGAACAAGAAGAAGAGCAACCAGAAGTAATTCTTTCTGAAAAGTCCAAAGTCAAAGAAGACGATGATGAGGACGAAGATGACGATGACGAAGAAGAAGAGGAAGAAGAAGAGCAAGTAAAGAAAGAGGAAGCAAAAGTTCCTTCGACTAAAGCTCAGATGATTAAAACTCTTTTCGATAAAGTCAATGGTATGAAGAAAGAAGAAGTTTCCGCTAAGTGGAAAGAACTTATGGGTGTTGCCGAAGCAGAAGACCTTGGTG